AATAAAAAATAAAAGTTATGCCATTGAATTTAGAAACAACAAAATTTTTGACAGAGTCAGAAATCAAAGAAAAAGCAAAATCAATCTTTGCAACTACTGGTGCCCCAGGTACTAGTGAAAAATATGCTCATATTTCAACCCTACAAATTGTTCAGGACATGGAAAAACTAGGTTGGGGAGTTGTTGATGCAAAAGAAGTACGTGCCCGTAAAGGTGATGGTTACCAAAAACACTTAGTTGTGTTCCGTAATAATGATTTGTTTATTGAAGGAACAGATGGTGATAATGTGTTTCCACAGATTCTTCTAACTAATAGCCATGATGGTAAAAATGCATTTACATTTACTGCTGGTTTGTTCCGTTTGGTTTGTGAAAATGGACTTGTGATTTGCTCCAAAGAATTTGAAAATCTTAAAATTCGCCACTACGGGTATGATTTTAAAGAATTACAACGAGTAATTAATACTATGGTTCAGTCACTTCCATTGACAGTTGAATCAATGAATCGTTTTAAAAAGAAAACTCTTCGTCAAGAACAAATTACTGAATTTGCTAGGAGAGCAGCTGAAATTCGTTTTGGTGTTGAACAATTACAAAATATTATTATTAACTATAATGAATTAGTTACACCAACTCGTCCTGAAGATAATGGTAACGATTTGTGGAGTGTATTTAATGTAGTTCAAGAAAAACTAGTACACGGTATGTTCGAATACACATCAGGTACTAAGTTGCGTAAAGCAAGAAAAATTAAGAACTTTAAACAAGATCTTGATTTGAATGCTAAACTATATGAACTTGCAGTTGAATATGCAGCTTAATAGTAAAGACGAATTAATACAGTTAATAACTAAAGAGTTAAAAATCATTCCAAATACCACTCACATAAACGAATTGTGGGTGGTTATTTTGGAAAATACTAACAAACGTGTTGGTATTACTAAACAACAGGTAGTAGAATACTATTTATCGTGTTGTAGGTATGATAATTTGAAAGACTAATTAGTCAAGTGGCGAAAAGAATATTAGCCCTGGGGATGATATTCGTGGTAGACGCAAATCATATTTCGAGGAAATGTTGATTGCCGACCTCAAAGGCGTGTGGGTTCGAGTCCTACCTTGACTACTATAATCGACTGAGTGGCTATCAGTCCTCCTACATTAACAATACCCACCGTAACCTGCAGCACTCGGTGTGAGAAAGTGTAGGTTTATGCTCCTATAGTTAAAGGGATATAACCACAGATTTCTAATCTGTTATTCCTGGTTCGAGTCCAGGTAGGAGTACAAATATTTATAATAAATATCTAAAATGGAGTTACAATTCAAGTCATTATCCAATGGGAATAAAGTTGATTTAATTCCATATATTAAAGAATTTTTATCAAAAAATAGCAACACAACTATTTTTATTGGTAGTGATTCTCAAAATACTAGAAATACTACTTATGCTGTAGTAATTGTTTTACATAATCCTAATAAAGGAGGACATGTGTTGTATGCTAAAAACACTGTACCTGTAATTACAGATAGATTTACTCGTTTATGGGGAGAAGTAGAATATTCATTACAAACAGCTAATTTTATTGTTAATAATGGGATTCAAAAACCAGCATTTATAGATATTGATTTAAACCCAGACCCGAAATATAAATCAAATCAAGTGTTACGAGCAGCTCTAGGTTATGTTGAATCAATGGGTTATACTCCTAGGTGTAAACCTGAGGCTATGGTTGCTACATACGTAGCAGATGCAATTTGTAAATAAGCACCTTTAGCTCAATCGGTTAGAGCAACTGACTCATAATCAGTAGGTCACAGGTTCGATTCCTGTAAGGTGCACAAGTGAGTGTTCTTTGACATATTTAAAAGTAAAGGAGAAACAAATTATGGAAACAATGTATTTTGTTTTAGGTATGCTTTCGATTGTTGCAGCTGCTATTATAGCTGTAATTGTTTGGGGTATAGTTAAGATTAACAAGTTAACAGCAGAATTAAAAGCCACTCATGAGTGGATAAATAATAATACTCGAGAGAGGGATTATAATTTTGAACAAGTTTATAAAACAATTAGTGATATAGAACGTCAAACACAATTTGAAGTACAAGAAATCTACAGACAAATGGCTGAATGTCGTTCATATACAGATTCATGTTTTGATAAAGCACTAGGTGCTCCCCCAAAGCAAGTAATTAAAGGATAATATTAACTCGTTAGAGAACACTTACTTTCTCATAAAGCAGCTTTGGCTGCTTTTTTTGTTTATATATATTTATATACAATGAATATTAACAAAATATTTAGTTTATTTACTTCAAACGAAGAACCTGAAGAGCAGGAAACGAGAATAGACTTGTCTGAAAGTCCTATTATGTGGATTGGAATGTTTAAAAAAATGATTTCTAACTATGAAACATTTGTAAAACAGATGATAGTATTTTTCCGAACCTCAGAACCTGCTTTAGATATGGATGAAGTTGAAAAAACTAGTTGTCATATGGTGCATGAAAGAGCATTTGAACAATTAGTAAAATTAAATCTAAATAATACCACTCACATAGACAGCATAAAGCTATATTCAGATAAAACGTTTGAAAAAGCGTTAAATTCGTCATTAAACCATTACTTGGAACTAGAAGAGTATGAAAAATGTGCTTTTCTAAAGAAAGTACAGGACATAGTAAACTTCTCTCAAAAATAACTTGGAGGTCATAACTTACATTCGTATTATATAGATACGGGTTGTAAAAATGGAGTAAATAAGAAAATGTGAAACGTTAAAACGCGTTATAAAAAAATAAACAATTATGAAAAATAAAGACAGTGTATTACACGAATTAGACAAAATTGAAAGTATATCTAATCAACTCAATTTTATCGTTAAACAAGGACAATCTATAGAAGCATATATGGATGCTTTATCACGTATTAGAGAATCTGTAGACCAAGCCCGTTTATACGTTGAATCAGAACAAAACATGTATAATTAAAAACAAATAAAAGTTATGAAACTGACAGCAGAACAAATTCAACAAAACTGGGTTGATTTTGAAGAAACAATCAAGACCTATATTTCAGAACCTCGCCGTTCTCAACTATTAGATTTTTATTCTAAATATTCAGAACGTGTTATGATGATGCCCGCGTCACATAAGAAAGAATATCATAATGCCTTCCCAGGCGGTTATGTTGAACACGTTTTACGAGTTGTAAACTGTGCTCTTAAACTTAACCAAGTATGGGTTGAAATGGGGGTTGATACTTCAACATACACAATTGAAGAATTAGTGTTTGCTGCTTTAAATCATGACTTAGGTAAAATGGGTGATGAAGCTAATGAATCATATATACCCCAGGATGACCAGTGGAGACGAGATAAACTAGGTGAAGACTACAAATTCAATAATCAACTCGAATACATGTCAGTACCAGATCGTAGTTTACATTTACTCATGTCTCATGGTATTACATTCTCCAGAAATGAAATGTTAGCAATCAAACTACATGATGGTTTATATGATGATGCTAATAAATCATATTTAATGTCTTGGTCCCCAGAAACAAAACCACGTACTGCTTTAGTATTCATTATACATCAAGCAGATTTAATGGCTGCTAGAATTGAATTTGAAAGAGAATGGATGCCTAAATTTAAAGGTGAAGTAACAAAAGAAAAATCAAGTAATTTTAAAATTAATGATACTAAAAAAGCACCTATTAAAACAAAAGCACTTAGTAACATTAAAAGTGAAGGATTAAAAAGTTTATTAGATAATATATGATACTTACTATAGTTATTTTAGGTCTACTGGTCGTGGTTTTAGGATACACGACCTTTAACCTTCTTAAGAAAAACGAAAAACAAGAAGATATACTCGCTGGGTATATGGTTTACTTAAATAAAATTTCAGACATTATTGAACATTCAGATAAACGTCTAAAAGAAGTAGACGCTAGAGAATCGTTTAAATCAGATGATGAAGTAGGTTTTTTCTTTGAATCTATAAAACAGATACAAGATGTATTAAACCAATTTAATATTAAAAACCTATGAACGTTCAAGTAAAACCTAAAACAAGTGGAATGTATTTTACTCAAGAAACAGAAAATGCTATT